AGTAACTCAGGCAGATATATTAAAAGGTCGAGGAGTTAAATTAAATGTTGGTGGTTTATTAGTTCAGGATGGAGACTCTGAAGGAGTTCGAGGGACAGGAGCCATGGTTCAGGGAACAACATTCAGAGGAGTATTTTAAAATGGCTATTGAAGATTATTCTGATAAGGGAAGTTTCGGCAAAGCGTTTGCTGCAGCTCGTAGAAAACATTTAAAAGGAGATGGAGCAGCAACTTTTACTTACAAAGGTAAGCGTTACAACGTTCAGACTAAAGAAGATAGAAAAACTACTATAAAAAAAATACCCTCAGGTAAATCTACTAGAGGAAAAACAAACAACGTTAAAAAAAGAGGTTTAACTATATCCGAAGCACGTTCAGCAGGACTAACAGGACCAGGTATTAGAAGCAAACGAAAGGCTGTAACGGATAAAGAAACAGCACGTAAAGAAGCATTATCAGACGCTGCTAAAAAAGAAGCAAGTAAGACAGGAAAAGCAAAAGTTATTGTTGGTGGTGCTTTGTTAGCTGCAGGACCAGGAAGGGCAGTTGTAACAAGGGGTGCTTCATTATTGAAAAGTGTAGGAGGAGCTAAAGGTGCTGGAAAAATAATAAAGAAAACAGCCGATGCTGTTAAAAAAGAACGTGATGCTAGAAGAGGCGGTTTTGGAAAATTTGAGCGTGGTCCTGTTGGAGAGTTGAAAAAACAAATAAAAACTCAACAAACTGTAACCAAAACTAAAGCTGCAAAAGCTGCTACAAAAGCTCGTAAAGCGGCAGAAGCGGAAAAAAAACAAAAAGCAGCGCAAAACAGAAAAAATAGAAGAACTGCCACAAGCACAGCAGAAACTTTTGGCAGAGGCATGAAAAATGTTAGAAGAGCGAGAGGAGGAGTTTTTAAAGGACAATTTTAATTATGAGCGATCCGACAACTTTTTCTTATAATTTATTAAGGTCTCTGCAAGATAGGATTGAACTAACTGAAAGAGCACTTTTAGAAGGTTCTCCCAGAGAATTTAGTGAATACAAAGAACTTGTAGGTGAACTTAATGGTTTAAAATTTTGTGAGATGGAAATTAAAGAACTATTAAAAAAATCGGAGGAATGATGACAAAAACACTTTACGTGCCTGATCACGTTGCAGCAGAAGAAAAAGCTAAAAGAAATGGAAGTATTGCTGATGCTTATGTAGAAAAAGAGCAAAAAGTATTAGATCCATCTCGTTTAGATGTTTCTTTGAGTGAGAGACTGCCGCAACCGACTGGGTGGCGCATACTGGTAATGCCCTACGCAGGTAGAGCAACTAGCGAAGGAGGTATTCATATACCTGATGCAGTAAGAAACCGTGAAGCATTGGCTACAGTAGTTGCTTATGTTTTGAAGGTAGGTCCACTAGCTTATGAAGATAGTAGCAAATTTGGCGATAATCTAAGTAGAGCTTGGTGCAAAGAAGGTGATTGGGTTTGCATAGGACGTTATGCTGGCGCACGTTTTCGTATTGAAGGCGGTGAAGTCAGGATAATCAATGATGATGAGGTCATTGCAACTATATTAGAACCTGATGACATACAACATGTCTAATATACATATAAGGAAGGTATAACATGGCTGACATGCAAGAAGAGAAAAAAGTAGAAGTAGGCGATTCTGATGAATCAGCAGTAGATGTTGATCTTGAAAAAGGTGAAGTTTTAGAGGAAAAAGAAGAAGCTCCCCAAGTAGAGACAGCAACTAAAGAAGATGAACTTGATGAGTACAGTGATGGTGTGCAAAAAAGAGTTAATCAACTAACAAGACGGTTTAGAGAAGAAGAACGTCAAAAACAAGCAGCTATTGAGTTTGCAGAAAATGTTAAAAAACGCAATGCAGAGCTTGAAAAACGTATTCAAAACCTTGATAAAGGGTATCAAGAAGAATTTGGTAACAGGGTTGAGTCACAGCTTGACGTTGCAAAAAAAGTTCTTAAGGATGCTCATGAATCTGGGGATGTAGACAGAATAGTAGAGGCTAATGAAGCATTAGCTAATCTTTCTGTAGACAAGGTAAGGTTAGCGGCAGCTAAAAAACAGGTGGAGGAAGAAAATATCCAATCTGAAGAACAGCATCCGCCAATAATACCTGATCAGCAACAAGTTCAGTCTCAAGTACCTGATCCAATTGAGGTTATGGAGAGGGAACCTAAGTTAAAAAAATGGGTAGGAGATAACCCTTGGTTTGGAAGAGATGATATAATGACTGCTGTAGCTATGATTATTGAAGAACGCATAAAGGAAGAGGGTATTGACCCAAGGACTGATGAGTATTATGCTGAGGTAGATAAAAGAATGTATGCTGAATTTCCTCACAAATTTAGCAAGACTAACGGTGGGAGAAAGGTTGCGTCAGCCGAATCTTCCGCAAGCCGCAATAAAAGTAGACGTAGGACTGTGAAGCTAACTCCTTCACAGGTAGCAATAGCTAAACGATTGAATGTTCCTCTTGAGGAATATGCTAAATTTGTTGTGTAAGGAGTTAATCATGGAAAATAACAACGAGAGTACAACTCGCAAAAATTCCCGAAATAGGGTGCCTAGAGCTAATGATACGAGAGTAAAAAAGACTCGCAGAGAACCTTGGAGACCGCCATCACAATTAGATGCGCCTCCTGCACCTGATGGATATAAACACAGGTGGATAAGAGCAGAAGTTATGGGATTCGATGATCGTAAGAATATATCAGCCCGAGCCAGAGAAGGTTGGGAGCTAGTACGAGCTGAAGAATATCCAGAATTTGATGCACCTACTGTTGACGATGGCAAACATGCAGGAGTTATAGGAGTGGGTGGATTATTGCTTGCAAGGGTTCCAGAAGAAATCGTTGAAGAACGCAAAAATTATTATCGGACACAAACCCGAGATCAGATGTCGGCTGTTGATGCAGAATTAGCTCGAGAGCAGCATCCTGTAATGCCTATAAGTAAACCTGATAGGCAATCTAGTGTAACTTTTGGAGGTCCTCGAAAAGACGAGGGCTAGGAGTAAAAAATAATGGCAAATATCAATGGAGCTTTTGGTCTTCGCCCAATTTCAAAGTTGGGACAAGGCACTAACTCTACTGGATTTTCTGGCTATACTCCCTATGAGATAAAAAACGACAATTCTAATGTTATTTACCACGGCAGTCCTGTAATTCCGTTAAGCACAGGCTTTATCGACATTGTAGGTGCTGCGGCTGGTGGATCAGTTAGTCTTGTTGGTGCTCTCATGGGTGTAGAGTACGTATCCAGTACAACAGGCAAAGTAGTTTTCGCAAATCATTGGGCGGGTTCTGGGGCTGATAGTAATCATCCCATCAAAGCTTTTGTAGCTGATGACCCTAATCAATTATTTGTAATCGCAACTGACGCTTCACTTACTAATGAAGCGGGAGCAAGAGCAGCTGTCTTTGCAAATGCAAACTTTTCAAGTGGAACCAGTGGTTCTAACACTACAGGCATGTCGTCTGCAGCATTAGCTGTGAGCACGATTGCTACCACCAACTCTTTACATCTACGGATTATGGGTTGGCTTGATGATGCAAGTAATAGCGACTTTGCATCAGCAGGCATTGGTGTAGTTGTTAGACTTAACAACAGCTTTAACGCTCCTACAGGGTCGATAGCTGCTGGTACACCATCAACTACTGGCGTATAAGGAGGTTAAATAATGGCTATTAGTAGAGCACAACTAGCAAAAGAGCTAGAGCCAGGTCTCAATGCCCTTTTTGGGTTAGAGTACGCTAGGTATGACCAAGAACACGCTGAAATTTTTGACACAGAGTCTTCAGACCGAGCGTTTGAAGAAGAAGTCATGCTTTCTGGTTTTGGTTCAGCACCAGTTAAATCAGAAGGTTCAGCAGTAACTTTTGACGATGCACAAGAAGCATATACAGCTCGTTATACACATGAGACTATATCTTTAGCTTTCTCCATAACTGAAGAAGCTATAGAAGATAATCTTTATGACAGACTAGCTAGTAGATATACAAAGGCACTTGCAAGAAGTATGGCACATACTAAGCAAGTTAAATCTGCCTCTGTATTAAACAATGCTTTTGACAGCACTGTAACAGGCGGAGATGGGAAAGAGCTTTGTGCTACAGACCATCCATTAGTAAGTGGTAACACTTTACGAAATGAGTTAACAACTTCTGCTGATTTGAACGAAACAAGTCTTGAAAATTCACTTATTGATATCTCCGCTTTCGTTGACGAAAGAGGACTTAAAGTATCAGTTAGAGGATTGAAACTAATTGTTCCTCCTGCACTACAATTTGTCGCAGACAGACTTTTAGAGTCAAATCTTAGAACCGCTACTTCAGATAATGATATCAATGCAATTAGGAACATGGGAATGTTGCCTGAAGGCTATGTCGTTAATCATTATCTTACAGACACAGATGCGTTTTTCATTAAGACAGATGCTCCAAGGGGCTTCCTACATTTTGAAAGACTACCAATGTCTACTAAGATGGAAGGTGATTTTGATACAGGAAACATGCGATTTAAGGCTCGAGAGCGTTATAGCTTTGGATTCTCAGATCCACGTTGTGTATTTGGTTCACCTGGTGCTTAATAAGCATTAAGGAATAATGGAGGGGTCTTTGACCCCTCTAATTTTAAAGCTAGATGAGGACCTATAAGGTTTCCAATAAGGAGTTCGGATGGCTAATCCACATTTTCAAAATTTAATTTTATGGGCGGGTAACACTGCTGCATCAGCATCAAAAAAAGATACCCCAATGTTTCTTCCGTATGCTTCGGATCAAACATATTACATGTACAGTAATGATTTTTTTACTTACAACTCAGGTGATTGGACAGTTACTACCACAGAAGATGGTACAGGTAGTGCTACAGAAGCTATAGCATCAGGCGCAGGTGGACAGTTAGCGATTACTAACGCTGCTGGTGATAATGACCTAGACTTTTTGCAACTTAAAGGCGAAGCTTTTTTGATAGATGGCACAAAAAGGGCTTTTTTTGAAACTAGATTTAAAGTCAATGATGTTGACCAGTCTGATTTTGTTATCGGTCTTGGTATTACTGATACTTCACCTTTAGATACTACAGATGGAATATTTTTTCTTTCTTCTGATGGTGATGCAGGGCTAGACTTTTTAGTAGAAAAAAATAACTCAGCTACAACAACAGAAGACGTAGCAACAATGGCTGATGATACTTTTATTACAGTTGCTTGGTACGTAGACCCTAATGCTTCTAAAGTTTTTTACGCTGTGAATCATGGCGATCCTGTAGGTGTAACAAACGCTAACATACCTGATGATGAAGAGTTAACAGTTTCTTTTGGTATTCAAAACGGAGAAGCTTCTGCTCAGGTCATGACAATAGATTATATTACAGCTATGGTTGAGCGATAACAGGAGGTTATTATGGCGGATACAGTTGCCGTAACTACGATACAAGATGGTGACAAAAACGCTGTTTTCTACCTTACTAACACAAGTGACGGTACTGGAGAAAGTGCCGTCACTAAAATAGATGTTTCAGGTCTAGCAAAAAGCGGAGATGGAACTACTTGTACTGGTGTTAGAATAGAAAAAGTTGTTTTCACCACGGTAGGTATGAGTGTTAAATTACTGTGGGATGCTACCGCAGATGTTTTAGCAATAGAGCTTCCTGCTAATTATTCAGACACAGTTGATTTTTCAGATATAAGTGGTATTCCTAATTATTCTGGTTCTGGTAAAACAGGAGATGTAAAGCTAACAACGGTAGGTCATGCAAGTGGAGAATCGTACTCAATAATTATCTATACAATTAAAGAATTTTAATAAAATTTAAGGGGATAGAGGATGGCTACTTCTGGCTCAGTCGATTTTGATTTAGATATGGCAGAAATTACAGAGGAAGCCTTTGAGCGTTGTGGTCTTGAATTAAGAACAGGGTATGACTCCAGAACTGCTAGACGTTCTTTAAATTTAGTATTTGCTGATTGGGCGAATCGAGGTTTAAATTTATGGACAGTAGAGCAAGTTACTCAATCACTTGCTAGATTATCCAGTTCTTCATCAGTTGCTACTTATCCATTAGGACAAATTACTATGACAGTAGGTGCGTCTGGTAGTTTTACTATTGGTGAAACTATTACGGGTGGTACTAGTGGTACAACAGCTAGTATCATTACAAAACCAACAACTACTAGTATGACTCTTACTATACCAACAGGTGATTTTACTGCTACAGAAACTATTACAGGTTCTTCTTCAGCAGCTACAACTACAGTAACAGCAAATCCTAACTTAAACGATGTAAAGGCAACAGTTGATGTTTTAGAAGTTGTTATAAGAAGAGATAATAGTGACATTTCAATAAGTAGAATAAATCGTCAAGATTATTTAAACATACCTAATAAAGACCTACAGGGTAGACCATCTCAATATTTTGTAGATAGACTAATTGCACCTACAATAACTCTTTGGGCTTCTCCAGAAAATAGCACAGATCAGTTGATATATTATCGAGTAAAACGAATAGAAGATGCGGATGCTGCAACTAATAATGCACAAGTTCCGTTTAGATTTTTACCTTGTTTAGTTGCTGGTTTGGCATATCAAATATCGGTTAAAAAAGCACCTAATAGAATAGGTGTATTAAAAGATATTTACGAAGAAGAATTTGCCCGAGCAGCAGCAGAAGATGGCGAAAGAACTGCGCTAAGACTAGTTCCTACTTATTCATCTTTGAGTATATAAATGGGTAGATACGCATCAGGTAAACACGCTTTAGGAATATCAGATAGGTCTGGTAGAGCATATAAATTACGTGACATGATTAAAGAATGGAACGGATTATTGGTTGGTAAAGATGAGTATGAGTCTAAACAACCACAATTAGAGCCTAGACATACTAAAGCAGACCCAGAGGCATTACGTATTAGCAGACCTGATAGAACAGAACCAGAGGTTACTGTTTTGTTAGCTTTTAATGCTTTCAAATCAGGTAGTTCTGGCTCTGCTGTAATTACAGTAACAGAACCCGGACATGGAAGAAGCACTGGTGATACAGTAAGATTTAGAGATGTAGAACCTTTTGATGGGTTTTCTGAGTCTGTATTAGAAAGTTCTTCTGGCTATTCAATAACAATTATAATTCCATCTGGCAAAACTAGTGCTGATAGCAATTCGTACACTTTTACTGCAAGTAGTGGCACAGCTACCGTTGGAGGAGTTAAAGGTGGAGGTGGTATTGCTTCGGCAGGACCAGTAACGGTGACAGCATAAAATGGCATTTACATTTACAACATTAAAAACAGCGATACAAGATTACACTCAAAATAGTGAGACAACTTTTGTTAACAATTTATCTCGTTTTATTCTTAATGCAGAAGAAAGAATACTTAAAGAGTGTCAATTAGATGTATTTAGAAAAAATGTAACAGGAAGTTTTACATCTAATACAAAGTTTTTAACCAAACCAGAAGATTTCTTAGCACCATTTTCTTTGAGTGCAGTTTCAAGTTCTGAAAATAAATTTTTGTTATATAAACACATAACTTTCTTACAAGATTTTACTCCTAATCCAGCAACTACTGGATTACCCGAGTATTATGGAGATTTTGACGATACTACTTTTTTAGTCGCTCCAACTCCTGATAGTTTTTATACTGCGGAGTTACACTATTTTTATAGACCAACTTCAATTACAACATCAGCTACAGGAACTAGTTGGCTAGGAACTAATGCAGAATTATCTTTACTTTACGGTGCTTTAGTAGAGGCATACACTTTTATGAAAGGTGAAGCAGATTTAATGAAAACATATAATGATCGTTACATTGAATCATTGACATATTTGAAAAACTTAGGAGAGGGTAGAAATACTAGGGATGAGTATAGATACGATAGTTTAAGAAGGAGTCCTCAATAAATGGCAGTAAGTGGTTTCAAAGGTTGTGGTAGAGGCTATTACGGTTCAGGCAAGTATGGAAAAGAAGATAATCCCGCTTGGACTTTAATAGATGATTCTCAAACCATAACATGGACTAGTATTGATGATTCTCAAACTATAACATGGACAAAGATAGCAAATACACAATCTCCTAATTTTCAAAAAATAGACGTACCACACGTAATAGAATAGGATTTTAAAATGGCAAGTACATTTACAACAAATATAGGTGTAGAAAAACCAGGGACAGGTGATAAAGCTGGCACTTGGGGAACTATGACCAATACCAACATGGATTTAGTCGATGAAGCAACAAATGGCGTTGTTAGTGTTACTTTATCTGCAACAGGTAGCTCAGGCTCTCCGAATGATTTACCTATTACTAATGGGGCTTCATCAAATGGACGTAATAAGTTTATAGAGTTTGTAGATAGTGGTGACATAGGTGGTAATGTTTTTGTTCAGTTAACACCAAATGATGCTGAAAAAGTTGTTTTTGTTAGAAATAGTTTATCTGGTAGTAGAAGTATTTTTATATTTCAAGGAACTTATAATACAGGTAGAGATGTAGAGCTGTTAAATGGCAAAGATTATGTATTAAAGTTTCCGGGTGGTGGTTCTTCGTCTACGGTTGTTAATGTATTAGACAATCCAGTTATAGGAACAAATTTAACTGTAACTGGAGATGCAACAGTAGGTGATGACTTAAGTTTAACATCAGACAGTTCTGTTTTAAGTTTTGGTGCAGACAGTGACGTTACTTTTACACATGTTGCAGATTCTGGTGTAACTATGGCTGTTACTGGAAACAACATTCCTATTTTTAAAATATTTGAAGATAAAAATGATAGCAGTGGTGGACCACAATTAACTTTAACAAGAGAATATGCTTCGACAACGCCTGCAGATGACGATCAAGGTGGAACTATTATTTTTCAAATGGAAAATGATAACAATGAAACAAATACGATGTGTCAAATTAGCACAATAAATGCTGATGTTACTGATGGTTCAGAAAAAGGCGAGTTTCAATTTTATGTTAAAGATGGTGGTTCTTTTCCAAATATTTTAAAAATTGGTGTTGGAAATAGTAATGTTCGTGAGGTTCTTCCGGGTGCTGATAGTGCAGCAATTTTAGGTACAGATTCTAATTACTCAAATACTGGTTCAGGTGTTTTGAAGTGGTTACGAGTACATGCGGATAGGTTAGTAAGTGGCACAGGAACTACTTTTTCTGCATCTGGCACAGCAGTAGCTTTAGGATTAGCCTCTGGAGAAAGTGGAATTGCAGTTAGAACTGGCGAAACTACCATGTCACCCATGACCTTTGAGGTTGGTTCGTCTACGGTTGGCTCTATAAGTTGCACTAGTGATGCGACTAGTTATAACACAACGTCAGACTATAGGCTTAAAGAAAACATAGTGGATATGTCTGGAGCTATAGACAGAGTAAAACAATTAAAACCCAAAAGATTTAATTTTAAAACAAATACCAATAACACCGTAGATGGTTTTTTAGCTCATGAAGCTCAAAAAGTCGTGCCTGAAGCTGTTACAGGTGACAAAGATGGCATATTAAATGGTGAAATACTTGCTCAATCTATAGATCAAAGTAAGTTAATTCCTTTGTTAACAGGAGCATTACAAGAAGCTCTTGCAGAAATTGATGCTTTAAAAGTTAGAGTTTCTGTTTTGGAACAAGATAAATGAGTGAAACATATACTTCCAATAACGGTATTGAAAAACCTACACCTGGTACTCAGGAGGGTGAATGGGGTACTACGCTTAATACTAACTTTGACATTATTGACAGGGTATTGTCTGGGGTTGGTTCTATTACATTATCTGGAACTACTCATACTTTAACAACCACAGATGGACAATTAACTGATGGTATGTTTAAAGTTTTATTGTTAGGTGGTTCACCTAGTGGAACTAATACAATAACCATAACGCCAAATGATCAAGATAAACTTTATTTTGTTGTTAATTCTAGTGGTCAATCAGTAAACTTTACACAAGGCTCAGGAACGCAAGCAACTGTAGAAAATGGTGCTTTTAATGCAATATACGCTGATGGTGCAGGAGACACCGCTGCAGTAAAAAGTCTTTTTGCTAATGATATTGTTTTTGGTGATGATGTAAGTTTACAAAGCGATGGCGCAATTTTACGGTTTGGTGCCGATAATGACACCACTTTAACGCATACCGATGGCACAGGTTTAACATTAAATAGCACTAATAAAATAACATTTGGAGATGTTGCTAGTTTTATTCAACAAAGCTCAGACGGAGTATTGAGAATAGATGGTGAGGCAACCATTGATTTAAATGCTTCAACTGCTGTAACAGTAAGTAATGATTTAAAACTAGACAGTGATGCAGCTGTTTTAGGTTTTGGTGTTGATAATGATGTTACTTTAACTCATGTAGCAGATACGGGATTACTTTTAAATAGTACGAGTCAATTACAATTTAATGACGCTTCCCAAAACATAACAGCTCCATCTGCTACTGTTTTGGACATAAATGCTACAGATGAAGTTGAAATTAACGCTACTCTTGCCGATGTAAACGCAAATCTTGATGTGTCAGGAACATACACAGGTGGTGGTTTAATGACCACAGGGGGAAATATTGTAATACCAGATTCAGGAAATATAGGATCTGCATCAGATACAGATGCTTTATCTATCTCATCAGGTGGTGTGGTTGCCTTTAGTCAAGTTCCAACTTTTCCTAATAACACTATAGAGACAGCAGATATTCAAGATGACGCAGTTACTCAAGCGAAGATAGCGGATAGTGCGGTTGGGTCAGACCAAATAGCTAGTGATGCAGTAACCCAAGCAAAGATAGCTGATGATGCGGTTGGTGCAGATCAACTAGCGAGTAATGCAGTAGTTACAGCGTCAATTACAAATGCAAATGTCACAACGGCAAAAATAGCAGATGACGCAGTAACTCAAGCAAAGATAGCTGATGATGCGGTTGGCGCAGATCAACTAGCCAGTGATGCAGTAGTTACCGCAAGCATTACAGATGGAAACGTAACAACAGCAAAAATAAATGATAATGCTGTAACGTTAGCTAAATTAGCAGGCATAGCTAGAGGTAAACTAATTGTTGGTGATTCTAGTGGAGATCCGTCAGTTATAGGACCAGGTACAAATGGTCAGGCATTAGTTTCAGATGGTACCGACATATCATTTGGAACAGTAAGTGCTACAGTCGCATTAGATGATATTTCTACTGGAGATGCTGCTTCTACTTTAGCTACAAGCGCAGGTAATATAACTGTAGATGCACAGGGCAATAATACGGATATTATTTTTAAAGGTACGGATGGTGGAGCTGACACAACATTTTTAACATTAGATGGTAGTGATGGCGGTACAGCATCGTTTAATCATGATGTCAAACTAGGAAGCGATGCTAGTATTCTTGGGTTTGGAGCAGATAACGATGTTACCTTAACACACGTTGCGGATACGGGACTCTTATTGAATGGGACAAGTCAAATTCAGTTTAACGATGCAAGCCAAAACATAACCGCACCTTCTGGGACAGTTCTTGATATAAATGCCACAGATGAAGTAGAAATAAATGCTACTCTTGCCGATGTCAATGCAAATTTAGACGTTTCTGGAACTTATACTGGCGGAGGTCTGATGACTACTGGTGGAAACGTAGTAATACCTGATGCAGGTAACATTGGAAGTGCAAGTGACACTGATGCGATTGCAATAGCTTCTGGAGGAGCAGTCACCTTTAGTCAATTACCTGTTTTACCGAAAGGCACATTAACAAATGCTGTTTTGCAAGTAGTGACAGCTAGCAATTCTGGAACAGTTAACACAACTTCATCTAGCTATGCAGATATAACAAGTGTTACAGCTAACATAACACCTCAAAATAGTGCGAATAAAATATTAGTTTTATATAGCTCTGATGCTTTATATTCTTTAACAGCAGGAGCTAATGTGACTTATTCACACAAAGTTCTGCGAGATAGCACCAGTTTAGGTGAAAGGTCTATAACAGCAGCCAGTGGTGGTGGTGGCTTGCAATCGAGAGCACCTATGTCGTTGATCGTGCTAGACAGCCCCAGCTCTACTTCTTCATTGACTTATAAATCGCAACATAAAATATCGAACACAAGTTCAACAGGAAGCACACTTAACACTCATATAACCTTAGTGGAGATTGCAGGATGATTACTTTATGCGATGCACTTCATAAACTTGCTCCAAACGCAGAATGGAGTTGTGGAGATACATATAGTTCTATTGTTTGGCACAATATGAATGGAGATAATGTGCCTTCTGAATCTGCTGTAAATAGCAAAATTACAGAAATAAATAATGCAAAACCTATGGCAGAACTGCGAAGGGTTAGAAATGAATTGCTTGAAAGTACGGATTGGGTAGTGGCTAAATCGTTGGAATCAGGGTTAGCTTTAGCAGAAGATTGGAAAACTTATCGTCAGGCTTTGCGAGATTTGCCTGCAAGTGCTTCTCCACAATTAGATTCAAATAATAATTTAACAAACGTAACATTTCCTAATAAACCTATTTGACCTAATGGAATATTATGAGGGGGCGGCAATTGCTTGTTGTCTCGGTTTGCTAGGAACGATGTGGCTTTTTTTGCAACGTTTAATTTCTTCTAAATTAGCTGAATTATATGAAATTATAGTTAAATTGATCGAACGACATAATCAATCTGACACCCATGCAGATCGTAGGCATGAACAAATAGTTGAAAAGGTTAGTGAGTTGGAGGGTCAAATTTCACAACTTCGAGAAAAAGTAAGTTTTTTGCAAGGTCGTATTAACGGCAAAACGAGCGTTTAAAAAAATGGAACCTTTAACAATTATCGCAGCAGCTAAACTTTGTGCAAACAGTGTTAAACAGATAAAAAATTTATGCGATCAAGGTGCGGAATTGCATCAAATGGGTAAACAGTTATCTGATTTTTTTTCTGCAAAACAAGACATCGAAAAACAACATGAAGAACTACAAAATCCTCCAGTGTGGAAAAAAGTATTAGCACCGGGTAGCACACAAGCGATGGCCATTGACGCTGTGATTCAACGCAAAAGAACACAAGAGTTAATGATGGAGTTACATAGGACTTTAAAATTTCGTGGTATTGATTGGTCAGAAGTTGTAGCAGAAAAGAAAGCAATTGAAGCCATGCGACAGAAACAAATATATGCGCGAAAAGAAATTATTAGAAAATGGACTGAAGGCGCACTAATTATTTTTGCAACTTTTTTAACCTTTGGTTTAATTATTTTATTTATTTACATATTTACAAAAAGAGACAAGTGATGACACCAAACAACTATAATGGTTTGTTAAATACAAATTCTGCTATGCAAGGTTTACTTATGCCTGAACCAGCTAAACCTTCATTTG